ATGGGTGACACTACTTGGGGTGTTGCTAGGTCTTTTCTTGATAGTGCCATGAGGCATTTTGGTATAGATAGTGTTAGTGTTCGTTCTGGTTATTCCGGTCAAAGCATTTTGGCCGATACTTCCAAGATATTTCCTAGTGTTCGCCGTGCTGTTTCTCCTTTTACTAATTACATAAGTTCTCAGACAAATGGCTGTGGCACTGTTTTGGATTTCTCTTTTGAGTTTTCGGGTTTCAGCTGCGGCAATGCTTGCAAAATAGATTTAACCAATTTTGGCGGTCAGCCTGTTGGCAAGCTTTTAACTGATTTGTTTACCGTTGCTTTTGGCCTGGGTGTATTGATTAGGCTTCTTTATGTGTTTCGTACTATCGGTCAGTCTGGAGGTGTTTAGATGCTTGCTGCTTTAGGTTCTATTATAACGATAGTAAGTACTATCGTTCCTTTGGTTTTTGCCATTGCTAAAGTTTTTCCCCGTCTTAAACATTTTTTAAAACTTGTTTGGGATTGGTCTCGCGGCACTTTGCCTGGCGGTCGTTCTGCTTTTTGGGGCCTTGGCGTTGCTTTGTTTGGTTTTGTCGGCGGTTTTGCTTTTCTCGTTTCCCTTTATAACGGCGTCGGCCTTAGAATTTACCTTTCTTTTCTTGACTTGATTTTTACTCCTTTCGCCTGGGTTGTTGAGGGCTTGCTTTCCGGTTTCATTTCCCAGCTTCCCAGCCTTCCTTCTAACACCGCTTCCGTTCTTTGCCTTTTCGATTTCAGCCGTGTTTTTACGCTTCTTGTCATTGGTTTTTCTTCTGAGGTTTTTATGCGCATTGTTATTCATTATCTTGTGAGGCGTTAATGAGCGTAAAATTTATAGTAGCTCCCCCGGGCTCTGGCAAAACTCTTTTGATAGTTCAGCGCGAGATAACCCATGCTTTGAAAATCGGCTGGAGTGTTTACCACAATGTCAGGGGCTTGCATTCCGTCAAGCTTGCCTGGTACTGCGGCCTTTACCCCGAGGATGTCGAAAATCAGCTCGAGTATATGTATCAGCCTTATATAGAGCAGTTTGTCGTTGACAACGGCCTGCAGGAAGAGTGCGCCAAAATAGGCTACGAGAAGATAGAGGAAAAATACAACGAGCATTTGGTTCCTATTTTCAGGGATTCCGTTCCTTACATTCTCAAGACGGCCGCTTCACTTCCCAAGAAACATTTGATTGTCGTTGACGAGGCGCAGAATTTCATCCCTGCCACCGCATTCAAGGACGAAACGAATATCAAGTTTTTCGAGTACGCCACCGTTCATCGTCAGAAGGGTCACAATATTGTTTTGGCTACCCAGCACGAGGATAATGTTGATGTAAAGATTAGGCGCGTTGCCAATCTTTTGATATATTTGAAGCGTCCCGAGGGCTTGGGCAAGTTCCTTGGCAATTCCGTCAAGGAAACATGGTATCTTGGCTGTTCTACGGGTGCTCCAAAAGAGCTCAACAGTTTTCGCACTAAATACGATAAAAGGGTTTTTGGCCTTTACAAAAGCTATGTAGAGGGTGATATAGTTGAGGACAGGAAACAGCGCTCCGTTTTCTTCAACGGCGCATTGATTTTTCTTCTTGTTGTTTTTGTTCTGTGTATGTCTCGCGTTCCTGGTTTTCTTAGGAAATGGGGTGTTATTGGCAAGGAAGAAAAACCGGTTGCCGAGAATCTTGAATTTAAAACGGCCCGCGATTATTTAGGCGAATACTCCGATTATTACTGCGGCAACAAATTGTATGTCCTTAGGCTTGATGGCCGCGTGGAGATATTGGAGCCTAATGGCGTTCCCGTTGTTGTCTGCCCGTTTAGAAATTATTCCCCTGGCAAGGAGGTTGCCCAATGATTAAATTTCTTTTCCTTTTCTTGTTTGCTGCCAATTCATATTCGCAGCTTCCCAACTGGCTTGCCCCTAAGCCCAAAGCGGACACGGCAAAGCTTGACACCGCAAAGCCTTCCAAGGTTGTTTACAAAACCAGGGTAAAGACGGATACTCTTTTTGTCCGCGACACTCTTTTGAAGATTGATACTCTGGTTAAAGTCGATACATTGAGGGACACCGTTTATCATTGGAATGCTCAATATAAATACAGAATCCGCTACGCCTTGACTTCTTTGAATGTCGACATATCCAACCCTGAATGGCTTGATTACGCTAGCGTTAATGAGATTATGGCTAGAGATACTGCTACTCTTCGCATAGGCTCGGAAGAGGTTCGCACTCTTGGAAACATAATAGACAATTTTGGCAACAAGGTCCCTCAGACTGATATTGTCACTACCGGTTTCACAATTCAGATACTTGGTGACAAGGTTGTTATAGAATATCGCGGCAAAAATTCTCTTGCCATGTTTAGCGGCAATTTCGATAATCACGGTCTTTTGTTTGCGACCGGAGAGATAACGGAAACTCAGTTTCTTGCTTCTTTCTTTCCGCTTAATTTGTTTTTTTATTCATCGAAAAAGAAAATTATAATAGAGATATTTAGAGAGGTTCAATTTAATGAGGCATTGTTATGAGTTTTTATGTAGGCGTTTGCATTTGCGGTTTTCTTGTTTGGGCTGTCATTAAAGGAATGGAGTAATTATGTCTTTTCAATCTTGTCATTCTGATTCTTTTTATTGCAATTATTCTTGTCGTTATAATAATTACGGCAAGGATTTTCCGGACTTGCATAGCATTTTTCTTTTTTGCTGTGGTGAAAATTATATGAATAATGAAAATTACGATTATTGCGGTTCTTGTACATCTTACTATCTCGATATGAATTTAAAATGTTCTTTATTGCCTTCTACTCCTTCTGATTCCTCTTCTTTTTGGGATTCCGATTCCGTCGGCTCCGGCATTTCTGTTTGTCCTGACAATAAAATAGAGTTTATTTGGCGTGACGCTGAACATGGCTTTATCGAATCTTTTCCCGTTTTCGTTTCCATCTTTGCCGTTTACTGCATTGTCAAGGTTATGAATTTCGCTTTCAACGGAGGTGCAAAATGAAAAAGGCAGAAATTTACCACAGCGAAAATAAAACTAATTTTCTTGTAATAAGAAAATTACTGAAAAAAGTATGGATATTGATAGACGATGAAATGAATAAAGCTTATTTTGCTCGTTTTGATAAAGTATATAGAAAATGGTATGTAACTCATATAAAAACATATCCAAAATATGAAGAGTGTAAAATATATTTAACCAAAGGAGGCGTAAAATGAAAAATATTTTCTTTCTTTTGATTGGCAAGTATTTGTATTTCGTAAATCTTTATTTGCCTGGTCTTTTCTTAAAGTCTCGTTTTCGCTTTCTTCGTATAAGGAAATATGAAGGCGTTAATCCTATTCTTTTAATAAAGTTTGTTCTTTGTATGCTTGCTTTTTCTTGTTTGAATGCTTTGTTTTTTTCTGCTTCCGATGATTATCATGCTATTTCTTTTCTTCTTGGCGTTGTTTATGTTTCTTGGCTTTTCTGCGCTCTTTTGCCTTTTCGTCTTTTCTTTCTTTCATTTGTTGCTATTCCTCTTTTTCTTTATCTTTATTATTTCGTCTTGCTTTTAAATATTGCTCGTTTTTCATTCTTGTATATTTGGGGTTGATATGTTGAATTTCGATTTCTGTCCTATTTCCGTTGTTATTCCTTCACAATTGAATATTATTAAAAAGCATAATGTTGTAAATATTGCCGCTAATACTATTCCTATTTCCCTTTTTCCCATTCTCTCAATATACAAAACAATCAATGCAGGTATTTCCTATGTCTAATTCTTCTCTTGATGAAATAATAGAGCGAAACATCAAGTTTCTTCCCCGCGTAATGCTTTATGATTATTGCGCTGATTGTCATTTGAATGATTGCCTATGCGAATACGCTGAAAACCTTGACGGTTGCGACTACTGTTCCCTGTATGGCAAATATATGCGGTCCGTTTCATTCAAGGTGGATATATGATTAGTTGCTCTCTCCCTCATTCTTCGCATGGCGCCCCCTCCCTATCTGCGCATTCCCTCCTCTTTACGCATGGCTCCCCCGTCTCCGCCCGCCCTTCCCCTTTTGCAATTTCCCCTCGTGTTTCGTTTCGGAGTGTTCCCCTTCCCTTTTGCGTTCCTCCTGCGAAGCTGTGCGGATTCTCACTGTCGCGGGTGGTGAACCGTAATTACATCAATGGTGTCACGCCCATACGCTCATACCCATCTCCCTTTCTTTCCAACGGTAGGCGTATTATTGTTCGGCCCGTGAGTCCTTCCGTTGAAACCGTATGCAGATTCATTGTGAAACCCCAACATCAGCCCCCTAAACAGCGGCTGTTCGGCTGTTTCAGCCCCATACGGGGGGCTGTGGCTGTTAAGCGTTCCAACCCTTCTGCTTTTGTCCGGTGCTGTCGGGTTCGTGGCTGTTTTACTACGCACCTCTGGGCTTGACATTAGAGGTGCGTAGTAGGTAGTAGAAATTTTAACCTTTTGAATAGGAGTATTTTTTTTATGGGCAAGATAAAAAAAGTCCAGTCCCGCACTTGGGGCATAATTATCCCTTGCGAGTGGGAAGAGCATATGAAGATAGTTCACCATGCCAAAACAATTGCCAAGCATTACTATTGGATTATGCATAGCAATGATTCTTACGGGGACAATGAAACCGGCAATGTCGGGGAAATAAAAAAATCTCACATTCATTTGCTGATGACTTTCAGCAACAGCAGGGATTTGTCTACTGTTCAGAACTATTTCAAGGATTTCGAGAATTTGAAGGAGAACTCTTTTGAAAAGATATCGAACGCCTATGGAGCAAAGCGTTATTTGATTCATGCTGACAACCCTGAAAAGTATCAGTACAGCATTCAGGAAGTAGAGACTAACGACCGTCTTTTCCCTAACTGTTTCATAGAGAAGATGTCCGGCGCTGAAATTTTCGACAATCTTTTGGAAGCTTTCGACGCTGATTTCCCTACCATGAGGGAATACTGCAATAATTTCAGGCCCGTCTGCATTGGCCTCAATGCTTACCAGATGTCCCAGCTTATAAACATTTACCGCCGCGAGTGGCGTTTAAAGAATGAGTATAGCCGCGTTCAGGCTGATATTGCTGAGAGAAGAAAAAGAAGGGACCGCAAAATAGATGATAATTGGGTTCCGTTTTAACCATAGGAGAAAATAAAATGCTTCTAATAATTTTTCGTTTTATCCGCATGAAAAAAGAATTTGCCAAAGATATTTTATTTGGCGTTCTTTTAAACTTTCTTTGGATTCTTCTTGGTTTCCTTACCGGTATTGCTTGGGTTGGAAAAATGTTGGAAGGTTGTCCATAAATTCATTTATAGTTGCTGCTATTTCTATTGCTATTGCTGCCGCTATTATTAGCGTTCCCCATAGCAATACCGTTTTGCTTTGCTCTATGCTTGTTTCCGCGCTTTTCCACCATGCGAATACTACTCCTATTACTAGCAATAGGTTTATTATTAGTATTTTCCATCCTAGCAAGACTGGAATTAATGTTATCGCAAAAATTATTATCGTAATTTCCGCTTTTATTCTTCTATCTTCTTTTTTGCTCATGTCTTTGAATTTACAAAAAAAGCTAATGTAATTTTGCAAGCGCTCATTTGTGTTGTGGCGTCCTGTGAAGGTGCCCCCCTCAATGCTGTCCGTGTATTAGCTTGATACCCCCAGAATAAAACTATTTTAAATAAAACCGGTTAATTTAAAAAAAAAATCTACCTTTTTCCAAAATAATTTTGTATATTATAGGTATGAATAAATTCCTTTTTTTCCTCGCCTTTGCCCTCTTGCTCTCCGTTGACGCTTTCGCTCAATATAAAGAAGAGAGAGGCGAAAGTATTAATCAATATTTTATAGACCCTTCCGAATGTCCTCATTATGAGCGTAAATTAGATGGTTTTATTTATAAGAATGGCGTAAAGTTGGAAAATATTGGTCAACATTTAGGCGTAGCTGCTTCTTGCGAGACAGGCCAAGTAAAAGGCCAAACAAAGGTTATTCCTGCTAAATTTAAGCCTGGCATAGATAGAAGAACAGACGAACAGAAAAAAAGTCATTCTAAAAATAAATCTTCTAAATAATAAAATTTATTTTATTATTTCTTGTTGTTTTTTGTGTAGCCTTGCTTCTTGCAGGGCTTTTTCCATTTGCCTTAGCCTGTCTCTGTTTTCTTTCTCGCTTAGCTCTTTTGATTTTGCTTCTTGCTTCTTTTCTTCTTTGCTTTTGATTTCTTCTATTGGTTTTATTTCCTCCGCTGGCTTGACTTGTACTGTTGGCATAGTCTCTCTTGCTTGGTTTCTTTTTCTTTGTTGTTCTTTTTGTAATGCTTTTTGGAAATCCCTGTTTATTTGCATTTCTTTTATTTTAGTTTCTTTTTCAATTCTTTTATTTTCCTGTTCGTTTCGTTTTTCAATTCCTTTCGCGCATGTGTATAATGCTATCATTGAGAATATCATTAATAACATAATGCTTCCTGTTATTAATGTTGCCATTCCGGTTGCAAATCCGCAGCCTTTAAAAAATTCTTTTTCTGCTTCTTTCATTCCTTTTTCAAATTCTTCTTTTTCTTCCATGTAGCAAATTTATAAAAAAAAATCTTCCATAACTATTTTGTCAATTGAATTGCTAAATATTGGCACGTTTTTTGCGTTCCTTGTTTTTGCCCCTTCTCTCTGCTGGACATATGTTTGAGCTTCTCGCTCGTTTGTAAAGTTGGCTTTTGAATGGGTTTGTATTATGGCGAACGTTCTGCCGGGTTAAAACTATGTGCCTTATGCGCACGCTTTAGGAACGATGGCTTTTGTTTGCGTAATACGAGTATCAACCGTTAACCTGTGAGGTATTCGATGAATAAAAAGAAAATGCCCGTTGTTGGCATAGATGTCTCAAAAGACACTTTCAATGCTTATTTCTCCGGTGGTGATTTCAAATATCCTAACCGTCTTAATGGCTGGAGAAAGTTGTTTAAAGCCGCTCCCCCTGGCTCTCTTTTTGTTATGGAGGTGACTGGCAACTATCACTACAAGCTTGCCGCCTGGCTTTTTTCCAAGGGCTGTTCTGTCAAGGTTTTGAACGCTCTTCGTTTTAGCGACTGGCTTAAGTCGACCGGAGACTACAAAGCTTATACGGACGCTCTCTGCGCTCGTTATTTGGCAAGGTATGCCGTCACTGACGATGTTCTTTCTTTGAAGTGCTGGGAGCCTATGTCCCCCAAGCTTGCAAGGGCTAGAACCATTTTGACCCTTCTCGGCCGTCTTACCAAGATATCCACGCAGGCGAGCAATACTAACCACGCCGTTTCTAAAATCGTTTGCGCTGGTGACGATTTGCTTTCTGTCATGGGAGGCATTGACGATTACTGTCGCTGTTTGCGCTCTGATTTGGAAAAGGAACTTTTCCGTCTTGTCTCCGGCATTTACCCCGAGCAGTTCTGTCTCTTGCAGACTATACCCGGTTTGGGCGCCAAAACAGCCGCTATAATGCTTGTTTGTGGCCGCGGCTTTGAAGGCTTTGAAACTTCCTGTCAGTTGTCATCCTTTTTTGGCTTTGCCGTCAAGGTCAAGGATAGCGGCACGTCTGTGAAGGGCAAGGGCACTATAACCAAGCATGGTAATGCTTATTTTCGTTCTTTGCTTTTCATGTGCGCAATGGTAGCCAAGGGCAAAAATAGGCCTTGTTCCGAGCTTTATAATAGGCTTGTTTCCAAGGGCAAGAGCGGCACTCTTGCTCTTACCGCTGTCATGCACAGGCTTGTAAAGATAGCTTTTGGCGTTGTTCGCAGTGGCGAGCCTTTTAGGGGAGGCAGTTTGGCGGCTTAA